ATGACGACACTGGTCGAACCCCCGAGCGGGTGGAGCAAGTTCGAGCCGAGATCCGACGCCGACTGGGCGTTGTTGAAGGAGCCCGAGAATCTAAATCTCTGGACGGAGCTGGCGCCGTGGAAGCTGGTGATGCGCTGCTTGACGGCGTTGCGGGCGCGGCGAGCGCGGGCGCCGCATCAGACTCCCCCGTCTGACCCCTGGACCACCTGGCTGTTCCTGGGCGGTCGGGGCGCCGGCAAGACCTTCGCCGGCGCCGCCTGGATCAAAGAGCAGGCCGAACGCCAAGGCAGCCTCGCGCTCGTCGGGCCCACCTTCCACGACGTGCGCGAGGTGATGATCGAGGGCCCTTCGGGCATCAAGAGTCTGTACCTCCCCGGTGAGCGCCCCCGTTGGGAGGTCAGCCGCCGGCGGCTGGTGTTCAAGTCGGGCGCCGTCGCCCAGGCCTTCTCCGCCGAGGACCCCGACGCCCTGCGCGGGCCGCAGTTCCACGCCGCCTGGGCCGACGAGTTCTGCGCCTGGCCGAAACCCGCCGAGACCCTGGCCATGCTGCGTTTCGGCCTGCGCCTGGGGACCGATCCGCGCCTGGTGGTCACCACCACGCCCCGCCCGATCCGCGCCCTGCGCAATCTGATCGCCGAGCCGGGCACGGTCGACACCCGGGCCCCGACCTCGGCGAACGCCGCCCACCTGGCGCCGGCCTTCCTGTCGACGCTGCAGGGCCTCTACGGCGGCACGCGGCTTGCCGCGCAGGAATTGGATGGATTGATCGTCGAGGGCGAGGGCGGCCTGTTCCGCGCCGAGGACCTGGCCCGCTGCCGGGGCGCGCCGCCGGCCGCCTTCGAGCGCGTGGTCGTGGCCGTCGATCCGCCGGCCACGGCGGGCGGCGACGCCTGCGGGATCGTGGTCTGCGGACGCTTTGACGGAAGAGCCTTCGTGCTCGAGGACCGCACCGCCCGCGGCCTGTCGCCCAACGCCTGGGCCCGCCGCGCGGTCGAGGCCGCCGTCGCCTGGTCGGCCGACGCCCTGGTGGCCGAGGCCAACCAGGGCGGCGACATGGTCCGCTCGGTCCTGGCCCAGGCGGGGCCGCCGTGCCCGGTGAAACTGGTCAAGGCCTCGACCGGCAAACGGGCGAGGGCCGAGCCGGTGGCGGCCTTGTACGAACAGGGCAGGGTGGTCCACTGCGGGGCGTTCGTCGCCCTGGAGGAGGAACTGATGGCCCTGGGCTCCGGCGACCTGGACCACAGCCCGGACCGGGCGGATGCGCTGGTCTGGGCGGTGAGCGATCTGATGCTGGGGGTGGGGCGACGGCCGCGGTTGTCGGTGTTGTGAGGCTCTTCCCCCTCCGGGGGAGGAGCGCCGAAGGCGCGGAGGGGGCAAGTGATCGCCGGTGCGATGTTACTCTTCTGTCGCCCTGCACCGAACACTTGCCCCCTACGGACCGCTTCGCGGTCGTCTTCCCCCATAGGGGGAAGAGCGCGAGGCTCCGCCCCCTACGGGGGCGGACAGGCGGCGAAGCCGCCAGGTGGGGGCAAGTGGGTGAGCTGCTCACGGATGGCCATCAGCGCGCCGTCGAGGGAGTTGAGCACCCCGCTCGCCGGAAGGCGCAGGGTCATGATTCCCTGTCGCGCCAGCCAACGATCCCGCGCCGCGTCCTTCTCTGAACGATCTTCGGCGTAGTGCTCCGCGCCGTCGACCTCGACCGCCAGCCGGTGCGCCGGACAGAAGAAGTCCAGCACGTACGGTCCGATCGGATGCTGGCGTCGAAACTTCAAGCCATCCAGCTGTCCTCGCCGGATGGCGTTCCACAGCATCAGTTCCGGCAGGGACATCTCTTTGCGAAGCCGTCTGGCGTTGGCGATCGTAGGTCGTGGCGCAGGCATGTGGCTCACCCCCTTGCCCCCACCTGACCGCGACGCGGTCTGTCCGCCCCCGTAGGGGGCGGAGCCTCTTGGCCGGGCGGCTCATCCCTAACATGTTCCCGTTATGTTCTCAACCTCCGCGAGGCCTTCCATGCCCCTGTTCAAACCCCGCCCGCCCGAGGCCAAGGACTCCCGCGCCGCCCGCCTGATCGCCCTGACCACGGCCGGACGTCCTCGCTGGACGCCGCGCGACTACGCGGCCCTGGCGTCGGAAGGTTTCGCCAAGAACCCGATCGCCTATCGCTGCGTGCGAATGATCGCCGAGGCCGCCGCCGCGGTGCCGCTCACCGTCTTCGTCGGTGGGAAACGCGCCGACGACCATCCGCTGCGCCGGCTGCTCCAGGCCCCCAATCCCGAGCAGGGCGGGGCCGACCTGATGGAGGCGTTCTTCGGCCATCTGCAGGTGGCGGGGAACGGCTATCTCGAAGCGTCCCAGGACAACACGGGCGGTGACGCCGTCCCGACCGAGCTCTACGCCCTGCGACCCGACCGCATGACCGTGGCGCCCGGCCCGCGCGGCTGGCCGCTGGCCTACGACTACCAGGTCGCCGGCCGCACCGCCCGGATCGGCCGCGACGCGTCCGGCTGGCTGCCCGTGCTGCACCTGCGGCTGTTCAACCCCACCGACGACCACTACGGCTTCTCGCCGCTGGAGGCCGCCGCCTTCGCCATCGACGTGCACAACGCCTCGGGCGCCTGGAACAAGGCCCTGCTCGACAACTCCGCCCGGCCGTCGGGGGCCCTGGTCTACGCCAACCGCGAGGCCGGCGACCGGCTCAGCGCCGAGCAGTTCGAGCGGCTGAAGGCCGAGCTGGGCGACGCCCACGCCGGGACCGCCAACGCCGGCCGGCCGCTGCTGCTGGAGGGCGGGCTGGACTGGCGGCCGATGTCGCTGACGCCCGCCGACATGGACTTCGTCGAGGGCAAGCACGCCGCCGCCCGCGAGATCGCCCTGGCCTTCGGCGTGCCGCCCCAGCTGCTGGGCGTGCCGGGCGACGCGACCTACGCCAACTACCGCGAGGCCAACGGCGCGTTCTGGCGGCACACGGTCGTGCCCCTGGCCGAGCGGGCGGCGCGGGCGCTGTCGGTGTGGCTCGAGCCGAAGTTCCCGGGCGCGCGGGTGGCCTGCGACCTGGACGCCGTGCCGGCGCTGTCGGCCGAACGGGATGCGCTGTGGGCGCGGCTGGAGGGGGCGAGTTTCCTCACGGACGCGGAGCGGCGGCGGTTGGCGGGGTTGGAGGGCTGACACTTGCCCCCACCTGGCGGCTTCGCCGCCTGTCCGCCCCCGTAGGGGGCGGAGCCTGACGCGCGAGGCTCTTCCCCCTCCGGGGGAAGACGACCGCGAAGCGGTCCGTAGGGGGCAAGTGCTCGCCGCCCCAGGAGAAACCCATGACCTCACCCACCCGCTGGCGGCTCGACCGCCAGGTCTCGGTCGGCCTCCTCGTGGCCGTGGCCCTGCAGGCCGCCGCCGCCCTGATGTGGGCCGGACGGGCGTCGGCGCGGATCGACGACCTGCGCCAGCGCCTCGACGCCCAGGCCCCGGTCGCCGAGCGCCTGGCCCGACTGGAAGCCCAGACCGAGGCTGCCCGCGCCTCGCTGGCCCGGATCGAGAGCAAGCTGGACGGAGACCGGAATGACTGAAGACGACCTCCCCATCGAAGGCCACGCCAGCCTCTTCTGGACGCGCGACCTCAACGACGACGTCACGGCCGCCGGGGCCTTCGCCGCCAGCCTGGCGCGCACCGGCCCGGCGGCCGTGAAGATGCTGCACCAGCACGACGACGCCGAGCCGATCGGGGTCTGGGACGAGCTCTTCGAGGACGCCCAGGGCCTCTACGTCCGGGGCCGCGTCCTGCGCACGACGCCGCGCGGCCGCCTGGTCGCCGCCCTGGTCGAGGCCGGGGCCCTGGACGGCCTCTCCATTGGCTTCCGCGCCGTGAAGGCCCGCCCCGACGAGACCGGACGCCTGCGCGTGCTGACCGGGGTGGAGCTGTGGGAGGTGTCGATCGTCACCTTCCCGATGCTGCCGGGGGCGCGGCTCAGGGTGAGCCGGGGTTCGGGACGAGGCTCCTGACCGGCGGCGGCGGCAAGGGCGGCGGCGGCATCCGGTAGCCTTCGTCGTACAGGCACAGCTTCCGGGCGCTGTTCCACAGGCAACCGGCGGCGTCGACGCCCGGCGGCCCGAGCCTCGTGCACTGGGCTTCGGTGCGCCGGGCCTGGCACACCGCGGCGCCGGTTTCGCGCGCGGGCGGGGCCTGGTCCGACGGCGAGGCGCAGGCCGAGCCGAGCAGAGAGGCCGCGAGCAGGGCGGCGACGGCCGCCGGGCGGCGGTTCGCTGAGAGGTCCATGCCCCACCATAGCGCGCGGCGTCGGCCTTGGAAGTTCGGGCCCGCCCAGCGCGGCGGAGGTCGGCTAGCCCGGCGCCGCGCCGTGGTCTAGCTTGCCCGGAAGGGCGGGGGGAAGTTTCGATGACGCGGATCTGGACGATCGTGACGGCCCTGGTCCTGGCGACCGTTCCGGCCGCGGCCCACGCCGGGTGGGCCGCCACCGAGTGGGACATGTCGCCCGCCCAGGTGGAGGCGGCGATGCCCGGGACCAAGCCGGTCAAGCGCGGCGAGGTGCTGTCGAAGGGCCAGGCGCGGTCGGCCGGTCAGTACGTGCTGAACGGCCAGGCCGTCCGGACGACCTACTATTACGACGACAAGGGCCTGTCGCTGGTCATGCTGCGCGTGCCCTTCAAGGCCTGCGGCGCAACCCTCGACCAGCTGCAGCGCGACCATGGCCGGCCGCTGAGGATCAGCGACCAGGTGATCCTGCGGCTGGTGATCTGGCACGACGAGCCGGCCCAGACCCGCATACGGCTGATGGTCTCGCCCGGCGCCGAGATCTGCAACCTGCATTTCGAACGCCTGTCGACCTATCGCGAGATCGACCTGGCGGCCGCGGCGCGGCCCTAGCGGCCGTACAGGATTTCAGCGGACAGGGGGGGCTCCCCGCCTTGGGCGCCGGCGCGAAAAACGCCCCCGGCGAACCGGGGGCGTTCTGGGTTTAGTGCAGAAGCCGTGAGCCGGGCGGCAGGCGTTTGACGATGATCGGCTTCCAGGCCCGCGCGACGCGTCTCGTATCGGTCTGGAAGCGCGACACGGCGTAGCTCGGCTCGAAGGCCATGACGTAGCGCACCACCTTCTGGGGGTGCTTCCGCTTATGGTCCGGCATCACGCCGGTCACTTTGTAGATCCGCTTCTGCGGAGAGGTAGGGGACATGGTGTCCTTTAGGTTGCCCTCGAGAGCGCGAGGGTGGCCGCAGGTGGATGCTGCCTTTGGCCTCACCACCATTCTTACACTATACCTGAGTTTGGCCGGAAAGTCGAAATAAAAGCGACTATCTTCTTTCGGCCGTGGCAAGTCTTGCTCTGCATTGTGGCGCGTATACTTCGACTGAGCTTGGAGCTTCCGTGCGTGGTCCGGGCTTGAAGCCGGCTCGCGCCAGTCGGTACGTCGTACGAAAAGCCGCGCCGCCGAAATCCTCCCCGTTGGGGAGGTGACGCCCCGGACGCGATCCGGGCGACGGAGGGGAGCGACCCTTCCCCTCCGTGAACCCCGCTGTCGGCCTCGCCGACGCCTCCCCCGCGCGGGGAGGACCGTTCCCAAAACCGGAGAACCCCATGAAAGAAACCAAACAGGCCGCGGCCTCGCCCGAGGCCCGGGCGGCGCTGCACGAGGTGCTGGCCGCGTTCGAGGGCTTCAAGGCCGCCAACGACCAGCGCCTCGCCGCGCTGGAGACCAAGCGCGCCGACGTGCTGCTGGAGGAGAAGGTCGCCCGCATCGACGAGGCCGTTTCCAGCGCCCAGGCGCGGCTGGACCGCGTGCTGGCCGACGCCCGGCGGCCTTCCATCGGCGGCGACACGCCGCTGGCGCGGGTCGACGAGCGCAAGGCCGCCTTCGACCGCTACATCAAGACCGGCGAGACCCCGGCGCTTCTCCTGGAAGCCAAGGGCCTGTCCGAAGGCGTGGCCACGGCCGGCGGCTACGTCGCCCCGGCCGAGCTGGAGCGGCAGATCCTGCGCCGTCTCGCGGCGGCGAGCCCGATGCGCGACATCTGCCAGGTGCGCACCATCGGCGCCGGCACGTTCCGCAAGCCCGTCTCGACCGCCGGCCTGGCCGCCAGCTGGGTGGCCGAGACCGCGGCGCGTCCGGAGACCACGGCCCCGACCCTGGACGTGATCGACTTCCCGGCCGGCGAGCTCTACGCCAGCCCGGCCGCCACCCAGGCCCTGCTCGACGACGCCTATGTGAACATCGACGAGTGGCTGGCGGAAGAGGTGCAGGACGCCTTCGCCGCCCAGGAGACCAGCGCCTTCGTCGCCGGCGACGGGGTCAACAAACCCAAAGGCCTGCTGGCCTATACGGCGGCCGCCGACGCTTCGGCCACCTGGGGGCAGGTCGGCTATCTGGCCACCGGCGTCGCCGGCGCCTGGCCGGCCAGCAACCCGACCGACAAGCTGATCGACCTGATCTACGCGGCCAAGACCCAGTACCGCCAGAACGGCCGCTTCGTGATGAACCGTCGCACGGTCAGCGCCGTGCGAAAGTTCAAGGACGCTCAGGGCAACTACATCTGGAACGCGGCCCTGCAGCCGGGCCAGTCGGCCAGCTTGCTGGGCTATCCGGTGACCGAGATCGAGGCCATGCCCGACGTCGCGGCCAACGCCATGGCCATCGCGTTCGGCGACTTCGAGAAGGGCTACCTGATCGTCGACCGGGCCGGCGTCCGCGTGCTGCGCGACCCGTACTCGGCCAAGCCGCACGTGCTGTTCTACACCACCAAGCGGGTCGGCGGCGGAGTGCAGAACTTCGACGCGATCAAGCTGCTGAAGTTCGCGGTGTCGTAAGGGCATCGCGGCTCCCCCTCCCCCTCGTGGGGAGGGGGCAGGGGGTGGGGGGAACGGCGTTGGCCGCCCCACTCCGTTTCCACCGTCGTAGCCCCCCACCCCAACCCCTCCCCACGAGGGGGAGGGGCTCAGGAGGTTTTCATGCCCCTCTCCATCACCCTGGCCGAGGCCAAGGGCTTCCTGCGCGTGGCCGACGCCACGGAGGACGCCCTGGTCGGCCTGCTGATCGACGCCGCCGAGGCGCGCGTCGCCGCCGCCACGGGCCTGGTCCTGGCGGCCGCCAGCCCCGCGCCGCTGCGCCTGGCCGTGCTGGTCCTGGTCGCCCACGCCTACGAACACCGGGACGGTTCGGAACCGCCGCCCGGCCTGGTCGAGGCCTGGCTGGCCCCGTATCGCGAGGCCCGGCTGTGAGCGGCCCCGACGCGGCGATCGCCGCCGCCGTGGTCGAGGCCCTGAAGGCCGCGCCCGCCGTCTCGGCCCTGGTCGAGGGCCGCGTGCATATCGATGCGCCGCGGCGGCCGATATATCCGTGCGTCAGCCTGAGCCGCCAGGAGAGCCGGCCGTTCGGGCCTGAGGCGGATGGCCTGGAACACCTGCTGACCGTCACCTGCGCCAGCAAGTTCGGCGGGCCGGAGGAGGCCCGCGCCGTCACCGCCGCCGTCCGCGCGGCCCTGCACAACGCCTCGCCCGCCGTCGCCGGCCGGCGCCTGGTCACCCTGCGCGTCACCTATGCCGACGTCTTCCGCGCCGCCGACCGCGAGCTGTCGCTGGGCGTGCTGCGGGTGCGGGCGGTGACCGAGAGCGTCTGAGCTTCAGCGGCTCACCCCCTTGCCCCCACCTGACGGCTTCGCCGTCTGTCCGCCCCCGTAGGGGGCGGAGCCTTCTCGCGCGCGGTTCTTCCCCCTCCGGGGGAAGACGACCGCGTAGCGGTCCGTAGGGGGCAAGTGATCGCCCCAATCCCCGAAAACCGGAGATCCTGAAATGGCCGCCCAAGCCGGCAAAGACATCCTGCTGAAGATCAGCGACGGCGCCCCGACGCCGGCCTTCACCACCGTGGCCGGCCTGCGGGCCCGGACGATCAGCCTCAACGCCCAGACCATCGACGCCACCGACGGCGACAGCGCCGGCCGCTGGCGCGAGCTGCTGGCCGGGGCCGGCGTGCGCTCGGTCGCCGTCTCGGGCGCCGGCGTGTTCCGCGACACGGCGTCCGACGCCCTGGTCCGCGACAGCTTCTTCGCCCAGACGGCGCGGACGTGGCGGCTGGTGATCCCCGACTTCGTCCAGCTGGAGGGGCCGTTCCTGGTGGCGGCCCTGGAATACGCCGGCGACCACGACGGCGAGGCGGCCTTCGCCCTGTCCCTGGCCTCGGCCGGGGCGGTGACGTTCACGGCGATCTAGCGTCCGATCACAACATCCATCCCTACAAACCACCGTCATCCCGGGCCTTGTGCCCGGGACCCCTCTGTCCGCCGCAGGTGCGGGAGGGGCGGTTCGCTGGCGAACCGCTTGCGCTTCACGTGCGAGCTGAACCAGGGGTCCCGGGCACGAGGCCCGGGATGACGGTGCAAGAGGGGATGGCTTCGAAGAAGAACAGTCCATGCCCCACACCCCCAACCCCGCCCGGGGCGAGGTCGTCGTCCCCCTGGCCGGGACGCCGCGCCGGCTGTGCCTGATCCTGGGCGCCCTGGCCCGCATCGAGGCGGCCCTGGGCCTGCAGGACTGGAGCGCCTTGCCCGAACGGTTCGCGCGGCTGTCGGCGGGCGAACTGCTGGCCGTGCTGGCGGCGCTGCTGGAAGGCGGCGGCGAGGACCCGGCCGTGCCGGACGGGGTTTCGATCCCCGAAGCGGTCGCGGCCGTGGCCGCCGCCCTGGCGGCCTGCGCATGACGGCGCGCTGGCGAGACGCCCTGCGCCTGGCCGCGCTGCACCTGGCCATCCCGCCCGAGGCGTTCTGGCGGCTGTCCCTGGCCGAGTGGCGCGCCCTGACAGAAGCCCCCGCCGCCCCGGTCCTGGACCGCGCGGCCCTCGGCGCCCTGATCGCCCGCTTTCCCGACGAGGAAACCCCATGAGCGACTTCGATCCGGATGGCCTGGACGCCGTCCCCGCCCGCGCCGCCGAGGCCGCCGCCGCCCTGGCCGCCCTGCGCGCCCCGGCCGAGCAGGCGGCGCGCGGCATCGACGAGGCCTTCGCCAAGGCCGGCGCCGGCCTGGTCCGCTCGCTGGCCCACGCGGCCGCCGACGGCAAGGTCAGCCTGGCCGAGCTGGCGCGGGCGGTGATCGACGCGATGTCGGCCGGGACCTCCGGCGGCGGCGGCGGCCTGGTCCAGGCTTTGGCCGGCGCCTTGGGCTCGGCGTTTTCCGGAGCCCCATTCTCCGGAGCGAGGGCCGACGGCGGCCCTGTGGCGGCCGGCGGGGCCTATCTGGTGGGCGAGCGCGGGCCCGAGCTGTTCCGGCCGGCCAGCGGCGGGACGATCGCGCCGGCCGGCACCGGCGGCGTGAATGTCACCGTCAACGTCCAGGGCGGCGAGGTCGCGTCCCTGGCCCGCTCCGACGCCCAGCTGGCCCAGGCCCTGGCCCGGGCGGTCAGCCTTGGGGCGAGGCGGCTTTAG